ACAATGGATTAAAGATTATACTCTTGCAATTTGTAAATATATGCTAGGTGAAGCACGTTCAAAATTTGCTACTATTGCAGGACCACAAGGCGGATCAACTCTTAATGGTGATTCACTTAAAAATGAAGCAATGGCAGAAATTGAAAAGTTAGAAAATGATGTTGCACTATCAGTAGCAGGTGGTGTAGGCTACGGATTTACTATCGGATAAAACCGCCAACGTTAGCGCCAACATTTTGTTATAATGTAAATACAGTATGTAACAAGGAGAAGCTAATGTGTTCACCATTTGTACGTAGAGAAGCTAACCGATTTAATTGGATAATTAAAGGCAAGCTAATCGATCCATCCTGGTCCGACGACTCCGTTGAAAAAACTTACCATTCATATTTTAAACGCCTGTGGGGCAACAACGAAATATATCTCCACGAAGAAGGCTTTGATCGAGCGTATGCGGAACGCGAAGCACAGATGTACTTAGACGATATAAACACTGTTGCTGTTTTGGGCGGACATTACGATTAAAGGTTGACAACCATTACAAACTAAGCTATAATACACTTATATTCTAAAAGGAGTAATGTGTGTTACCAAAGTTATTAGTTGTAGGCCACGGCCGACACGGCAAAGATACTGTATGCGAGATATTAGAATCTTATGGCTATAAATTTGAATCAAGTTCAAAATTTTGTTCAGAATTGTTTATTTTTGATGAACTAAAGGACAAGTACGATTATGCTGACGAAGAAGAGTGTTATGCAGACAGACATAACCATCGTACAGAATGGTACAATATGATTCACAATTACTGCAAAGATGACCTAGCAAGATTAGGACGTAACTTATATAAGGATCATAATATCTATTGTGGCTTGCGTAACAGGCGTGAATTTTTTGCAATGCAAAACGAAGAAATTTTTAATTATGCTATTTGGGTTGACCGCACAGATCATCTACCTAAAGAAGATGCAAGCTCGATGAGTATTGAACAATGGATGTGTAATTACACAATTGACAACAATGGTGATCTAAGTAGACTTAAAAAGAATGTAGACATTCTAATAAAGACAATATTTAAAAATCAGGGATTAGATCTCCCTGCTTCCAGCGACTACCTTCTTTCTGAAGTGTTCGTTGACAGTTAGCACAAATAGTTTTTAAGTTATTAGAACGGCAATTTGTTAAATCACCGTCAGTATGGAATACATTAAACTGTTCCGGATGCTTTGACTTAAATCCACATTTCTCACATACTTCTTTCTTTTCGTAACCAGCACGTTTCCATTTAGGTATACCGTGTCCTAATCCACTACGTAAACATCGTTCACATAGACTGCGATAGTAGGTTTTATTGCCTTTTTTGTAATTTATGGCCGCAGGACGATGGCCGCATTTGCATAATGGTCTCATATTGTATTTACCTCACCTTTATGGTACCTTTTTACTGGTGTTTTTGGCATTGAAAAATAGATTAGATGCTAAATAATAGTAACGAATGCTCACACTTTAAATTAGGAGAAATAATATGGCACTAACATCACCCGGAGTACAGGTTAGCGTAGTAGACGAGAGTTTTTACACACCCGCTGAACCAGGTACGGTCCCAATGATTTTCGTCGCTTGCGCAACAAATAAAACTAACGGCGCCGGCACTGGTATAGCTCCAGGTACGTTAAAAGCTAACGCAGGTACACCTTACTTACTTACATCACAACGTGATTTAACAGAAACCTTTGGTGACCCAATTTTTTATACTGATGCTAATAATAATGCAATACACGGCGGTGAACTAAACGAATATGGTTTACAAGCAGCGTACTCATTACTTGGCGTTTCAAACAGAGCTTGGGTTGTACGTGCAGACGTAGACCTAGGTGCATTAAAAGCTACTGCAACTGCACCAGCAGGCGATCCTACAAATGGCGCATACTGGGTAGACACTGCTTCAACTGCATTTGGTATTTTTGAATGGAACGGCGAAGCAATTACTTCAACAGGCGGACAAAGTTTTGGTGTAAAAACACCAATAGTAGTTACACTTGCAGCACAACTTACTGCTGGTGTACCTAAAGGTTCAGTAGGCGCAATTGGCGACTATGCTGTTGTTGCAGGACAAGATACTACGTATACTGTGTTCTACAAAAACTATGTAGGTAACTGGGTTAAAGTAGGCACAACTGCTTGGACTGGCACAGTACCAACTGTAACAGGCAGCGCAATAACATCAATTACTAATGGACTTACATTTACAATTGACAGCGAAACAGTTACAACAGGCGGAACAGACTTAGACGCAGTTGTTACAGCAATTAATAATGTATCAAACTTAACAAACGCAGGTATTACATCTGCAAATGTTAACGGACAACTTGCTATTTTTAATACTGGAGCAAATGCAACTACTATCACAATTGCAGAAGGAACTGGATTACTAGCACAAGTAGCAATCACAGCAGGAACTTATGCAATACCAGAACTAGCAATTGATCCACACACATCAGTTCCACAATGGAAAGCAGGAGCAACTACACCTCGTCCAACAAGCAGTGTTTGGTTAAAAACAACAGAAGCAAACAGTGGCGCACGTTGGAGAGTTAAAGTTTGGAATTCTGCTACAGAATTATGGGATTTAGTAACTGCACCTATACACGCTGATAATGCAAGTGCATTAGTAGCACTTGATAAAGCAGGCGGCGGTGTTAATCTTGCACTAGGCGATCTTTATGTACAGTCTAACTGGACAGAAGCAGCTGATAAACTAGCAGAATTTAAAATCTTCCGTAGATCAGCATCAGGCGCTTCAACAGTAACATCAAGTATAGTTGCAGCACAGATTAGTGCTGGTTCAACTAGCTTTACACTTGCAGAAACAATTGCAGGCACTACAACAAAAGTATCAGCTGTTGTTACATTTACAGCAACTGGCGCAGCAAGCGATGCTGAATTAATTGCTGATGGAATTAATAGTGCCGGACTTACAAATGTTGTTGCTTCAGTTGATGCAAACAACAAAGTTATAATTTCACACAAACTAGGCGGCGATATTGACATTACTGATACAAGTAGTGGTTTAACTGCTATTGGTATTACAGCAGCTAAGATTAGTAACTGGACAGTACTTTCTACATTTACTGCTTCAGCAAATGCTCCAACATCAACAACAGCAGACGGTACATTATGGTACAGTTCAGTAGTTGACGAAGTTGATATGATGTATCACAATGGTACAACGTGGGTTGGTTATAATACTGCAGGCGCATTTCCAAATGCAAAAATTACTACAGCAGCAACTGAACCAACTACTAGCTTAGTAGCAAACGATCTTTGGATTAGTACAGCAGACTTAGAAAACTATCCAACAATTTATCGTTACAGTGCTGATCTTACAAAATGGGTATTGATTGACAAGTCAGACCAAACTACTGAAGATGGTGTTTTATTTGCTGATGCACGTTACAGTACAGACGGCAGTGCTACTGAATCAACTATTGCTGAAATGCTATTAAACAGCTTTTTAGACACAGATGCTCCAGATCCAGCACTATATCCACAAGGTATGTTACTATGGAACTTACGTAGAAGCGGATTCAACGTTAAGAAATATGTACGTAACTATGTTGATATTACAGCTGACAATATTAGAATGGGCGATGTAAGTATGGCAGCATACAGTCCAGATCGTTGGGTTACTGAATCAGGAAACCAAGAAGACGGTGCAGGATCATTTGGACGCCACGCACAACGTAAAGTTATTGTGCAAGGACTACAATCCGAAATGAACAGTAACCAAGACATTAGAGATGACGAAACAAAAATCTTTAACGTTATGGCAACACCTGGTTATTCAGAGCTAATTGGCGAAATGATTAGTTTAAACCTTGATAGAGGCCTAAGTGCATTTATTGTAGGTGATACACCAGCAAGATTAACATCAGACGCAACATCACTTAATGAGTGGGGTCAAAATACTAAACTTGCAGTTGAAGATAACGATGACGGACTTGTATCAAGAGACGAGTACTTGGGTATGTTTTACCCTTGGGGCTTCACAAGTGATAACGCAGGCAACAATGTAGTTGTTCCGCCAAGTCATATGATGCTACGCACAATTGCACTTAGTGATCAAGTTAGCTATCCTTGGTTTGCACCAGCAGGCACAAGACGAGGTGGCGTAACTAATGCTTCGGCAACAGGTTATGTTAATGGAAGCGGCGAATTTGTTTCAATTGCATTAAACGAAGGACAGCGTGATACACTTTATAGTGTAAGTGTTAATCCAATTACGTTTATTAACGGTGCAGGACTTGTTAACTACGGTCAAAAGACTCGTGCAAGAAATGCAAGTTCATTAGATAGAATTAACGTAGCACGTTTGGTTATCTACTTACGTAGTCAACTTAACAAACTTGCTAAGCCTTATATCTTTGAGCCAAACGATAAGATTACAAGAGATCAAATCAAACAAGCAGCAGAAAGTTTATGTTTGGAACTAGTAGGTGCTAGAGCACTATATGACTTCTTAGTTGTATGTGACACTAGTAATAACACACCAGCTAGAATTGACAGAAACGAGCTGTACTTAGACATAGCAATAGAACCAGTAAAAGCAGTAGAGTTTGTTTACATTCCGCTACGCTTGAAAAATACTGGTGAGATAGCAGGCTTGTAAGAATGATAAATATATATAACAAATTAGGAGCAAAGTAAATGGCTATTTCATCATTATCAAAAATCACAGTTCCATTAGCTTCGGATGCAAGTAACTCTACCCAAGGGTTACTTATGCCAAAACTCCAGTACCGCTTTCGAGTGTCACTGGAAAACTTTGGTGTAAGTGCAGGCGAAGTTACTGAACTAACAAAACAGGTTCAGGATGTTACTAGACCAAACGTTAGCTTCGAGACAATGACTGTTGACGTATATAACTCAAGAGTTTATCTTGCAGGGAAACATACCTGGGAAGCTATTACACTTACATTAAGAGATGACGCAACTGGCGCAGTACAAAAGCTAGTTGGCGAGCAGCTACAAAGACAGTTTGACTTTATGGAACAGTCTAGTGCAGCAAGTGGCATCGATTATAAGTTTGTAACTAGAATTGAAATTCTAGACGGTGGCAACGGTAACTACGCACCAGAAGCATTAGACACTTTTGAACTATATGGTTGCTACTTAGAAAGTGCAAACTATAACTCATTAGCTTACAGTGCTAATGAACCAGTTACAGTTTCACTTACTATCAAGTACGACAACGCTATCCAGACACAAGGTGCTGGCGGTGGCGGTGTTGGTACAGCAATTGGTAGAAGTGTAGCAGCAATTGCTTCAACAACTGGCTAAGTTACACACTAGTAAAATCTACAAGAATTAGGGGCTTAATTGCCCCTTTTTCATTTTATACGCAGTTAATAACATTGGATAAATATTAGTATGGCAAACATATTCAGTGGATTCTTAGATAATTTAGTAAACGGTGCTCTTAGTCCCAAAGGGGATATGGCCGACTACACTCACGCAGCTAGGTTGTATACAGACGATAACTTTCGTCTAGCACCTAAGCAAAAGTTTCTATATCACGTAACACTTAATCTAAACGAAAACGTAATAAACAAAATATTGCCTGGATGGGTACAACGTCATAGTAACGAAGTTAATATGCTTGTTAAAAGTGTCGATATGCCAAAGTTTAATATCCAAACTGAAACTAAAAACAAATACAATCGTAAAAAGAATTTACAAACACGCATTGACTATTCGCCTGTAAATATTACATTCCACGACGACAATGCGAGTATTGTTACTCAATTATGGACTGCATATTATAACTATTATTATGCAGATGGTACATTTGGTAGCAGAGATGGCGCAGGAGCTCCTAACCAAGAGGCAAGACCATATAATAGATTTAATACGTACAAAGGTAGTGAACAGAACGGAGATAGATTTGGTTTAGATAATAATTCATACGAACCATTTTTTACAAGTATACAGATAAGTCAAATGGCAAGACATCAGTACTTAACAATGACATTGGTTAATCCGATGATTGAAAGCTGGCAACACGATACATTAGATAATAGTGCAAGTGCCGAACCTGTACAAAGTTCAATGTCGGTAATGTACGAAAGTGTGTTTTATGCAGATGGACCAATCGACGAAGGAAATTCTCCA